GGAGGACATTATGTCCACACAAGTAACCACGGCATTTGTACAACAGTATTCTGCAAACGTGCAGATGCTATCACAGCAGATGGGTTCTCGTCTGCGTGATGCGGTGCGTATTGAGAATGTTGTTGGCAAGAATGCCTTCATCGACCAGATTGGTGTAGCTACTGCGCAAGCGCGTACAACTCGCCACGCTGATACGCCACAGATTGACACGCCACACTCACGGCGTCGTCTGACTTTGGCAGACTACGAGTATGCAGACCTTATTGACGACCAAGATAAGATTCGCATGCTTATCGACCCAACATCATCTTATGCAAAGGCCGCAGCAGCAGCTATGGGCCGCGCAATGGATGACGTTGTTATCGCTGCTGCCCTTGGCACAGCTGCTACTGGTGAGACTGGTTCTGGTTCAGCTACCATCACCAACAGCATTGCTAACGGCAACACAAACCTGACTCTGGCTAAACTGCGCGAAGCAAAGTACATGCTCGATTCAGGTGACGTTGACCCATCAATTCAGCGTTACATCGCTGTAGGGCCAAGCCAAATCCAAGCACTGTTGGCTGACACCAACGTAACGTCAAGCGACTTCAACAGCATCAAAGCTTTGGTACAGGGCGAACTGGACACATTCATGGGCTTTAAGTTCATTATGACCAACCGCCTCACCACAAGCGATGGTTCAGAGACTGACGATGTTCGCAACTGCTTTGCATGGGCAGAAGACGGCATCACACTTGGTCTCGGCAAAGACGTATCAGCACGCATTGACGAGCGGGCAGACAAGAGTTACGCAACTCAAGTCTACTACTGCATGTCACTTGGTGCGGTACGGATGGAAGAAGCCAAAGTCGTACAAATCGACTGTGACGAATCTCCAGACTAAGCATAGCGGGGGCGGGCAACCGCCCCCTCTTTTCCTTGGGGGTTGTATGTGAAACAGAACAACGATTTCAGGTATGACCTAGAGGTAGGCCAGCTACACGAAAAATGGCTAGGCGATTTATTAGAAAGTAAGACAATAGAAGTTAAACGCGACTTCATGGCTTCACAGACAGGTAATGTGTTTGTGGAGTTTTTTTGTAGGGATAAGCCGTCAGGCATAAGCACTACAGAGGCAGCGTTTTGGGCATTTATACTTGCAGACAAAACTGTGGTATTATTGCCGACAGATAGGTTAAAAGCCTTGGCAAGAGAAGCCCACAAAGCAGGGCAGATAGTCAATGGCGGTGACTCAGGCGCAAGCAAAGGCGTGTTGATAAGTGTAGAGAGGTTGGTAAGACAATGCCTTCAGTAGTGGATATTTGTAACGAGGCGATGGACCTACTGGGCGCGGCAACCATTACCTCGCTGACAGAAAACTCAAAAGAAGCCAGACTATGTAACCGTAGGTTTGAAACCGTGCGGGATGCTGTGTTGCGCTCACATCCTTGGAACGTAGCAATCACACGCAAGTCGTTGCCAAAGGATAGCGAAGCGCCTGCATTTGGCTTTTCGTATCAGTACACATTGCCCACAGACCCTTACTGTTTGCGGCTGTTATCATTCTGGAACAGCAATGTGAACAATGAAATTGCGGCGTATGACAGCCAGATTATGTACAAGGTTGAAGGCCGGAAGATTCTGAGCAACGAAGACACATGCAAGATTGTGTACATTGGCCGGATTGAAGACACAGAGTCATACGACTCAATGCTGTCCAGCACTATTGCCAGCGCACTAGCGGCTGAAACAGCCTACGCCATTACAGGCAGTTCAAACATTGCGCAGCTTATGGAACAGCGTTACCAGCAAAAGATGCGTGAGGCTCGTTCAGCTGACGCTATGGAAGGTATGCCAGACCAAATTCAGGCCGATGACTTTATCAATGTAAGGTTCTAACATGGCGCGTGTATCCACTATCGTCACAAACTTTCAGTCTGGCGAACTGTCGCCTAGACTTGAAGGCCGTATTGATTTGCAAAAGTATCAGAGCGGTGTGCAGCAGCTGACAAATATGCTGGTGTTTCCGCAAGGCGGCGCGACACGCAGGCCGGGTACATACTATGCGGGCTCATCAAAGAGCAACGGCAAGGTGCGGCTGATACCATTCGAGTTTAGTGACGAGCAGGCATATGTGATTGAACTGGGCGCAAACTACATGCGCTTTTATGTTAACGGTGGTTTGCTTGTATCCGGCGGTTCAGCTGTTGAGGTTGTGACACCGTATTCAGCAACAGAGATATTCGAACTGAATTACACGCAGTCTGCTGACGTTATTTACTTTGCACATAAGAACCACCCGCCTGCCAAGCTAACCCGGACGACAGCAACCAGCTTTACATTTAGCGACATCGACTTTGTTGATGGCCCTTGGCTGGATGAAAACACATCAGATATTACGCTATACGCTTCAGCGGCAACAGGCAGCGTTACAATCACGGCATCAGCTGCGCTGTTCACCAGCGATGATGTTGGCAGATACATCAGGTTCCGCGAGGTGCTTGAGATTGAACATGATGAATGGGCAGCTGGCACTAGCTACAATGATGGCGAAAGCGTGCGCTACAATGGGCATGTCTATGAACAAGTAACAGGCTCTACTCAGACATCCGGTAATACGCCCCCTGTTCATACTGAGGGCATCGAAACATACGGTGCTATCGACTGGGAATACAAACACGATGACACAGGCTATGTAGAAATCACTGCGTTCACCAGTTCCACTGTCGTTACTGCCACAGTCAAAGAAGATGATGGCGGTATAGCTGTTTTGCCTGACCACATTGTCGGCGCGGCAAACGCAACAAAGAAATGGTCGCTTGGTGCATTTGGCGGCGACCAAGGCTACCCACGCGCTGTTGCGTTCTACGAGGAGCGTTTGTACTTTGCGGGCACTACAGGCCAGCCACAGACGATATTTGGGTCGGTTACGGCAGACTTTGAGAACCACACACCCGGCACAGAGGACGACAAGGCGATTAACGTCACGATTGCGTCTGACCAAGTGAACGTCATTAAGCACATGATTCAAGGCCGCTTCTTGCAAATCCTGACAAGTAGCGCTGAGTTTACGATGTCTGGCGGTTCTGGCACACAGCCTGTTACACCTACGAATGTGAACGTGTTGCGTGAAACCACATTCGGCGCATCAGATGTGCGCCCGGTGCGTGCAGGCTCTAGCACTATTATGGTGCAGAAGGGGCAGACCAAAGTTAAGGAAATCACATTTAACTTGGATGTTGATGGCCTTACAGGACGCGATTTGACTGTATTGGCAGAGCATCTGGCCCGCGTTGGCTTGGATGACATGACATGGCAGCAAGAGCCGGAACTTATTCTGTGGTTTGTGCGCTCTGATGGCGAACTACTTGGCCTCAGTTATGACCCGCAAAACAACACAATCGCGTGGCATGAACATACGCTAGGCGGCACAGCTGTTGTGGAAAGTATTGCATCAATACCTTCAGGCTCTGAAGACCAAGTATATCTGTCAGTTAAACGCACGATTAACAGCGTTGAGACACGGCACATTGTATATATGAAGCCGATTTACTTTGGCGCTGACGTTACTGATGCGTTCTATGTAGACAGCGGCCTGACATATGATGGCGCGGCTACAACAACGATTAGTGGCCTTGACCATCTCGAAGGCGAGACAGTGCAGATACTGGCAGACGGCGCAGCACACGCTGACAAAGTGGTAAGCGGCGGCAGTATTACGCTGGACCGTAGTTCATCTAAAGTGCATGTGGGCTACTCATATGACTCTGTTATTCAGACGCTGCGCATGGAGGCTGGCGCAGATGACGGCATATCACAGGGCAAGATTAAGCGTATCCATGGCGTAACTGTGCGTTTCTTAGATAGCGTAGGCGCAGAGGTTGGCCCGGACGCAAACAATCTGGACAGAATACCGTTCCGCGACAGTAGCATGGCGATGGATGAAGCCGTGCCAATGTTTGACGGCGATAAAGAGATATTCTTTCCATCGGGATATGATAACGATGCAAGGGTTTTGGTGCGGCAGACACAGCCACTGCCGATGACAGTTCTTGCAATTATGCGGAGGTCCAACACATTCGATGCTTGATGTCACTATGTTCCAAAGAAGCGATGTTGACGAGATTGACTTGGGGTACAGCTTTGAGTCTGCTTACCGCGAGTCATTTAAGAGCCACAGCAACGTGGTGGGCCTGACAGGGCGCAGGAATGGCGACATCATCGTTATGGGCGGTGTACATGTGTTGTGGCAGGGTGTGGGCGAAGGCTGGATAATGGTGTCTAAGCATGCCTATAAAACGCCGATTACCGTTGCTAGATATGCTGATGAGTTCTTTGATGTTATTATGCATGAGGCGCAGGTACAGCGGGTGCAAGCAAGTGTTCATGCGGAGGATAGCCAAGCAGTCAAATTTGCAAGATGGCTTGGATTTGAAAACGAGGGTTTGATGAAAAAGTACGGCCCGGACGGAAGTGATTATTACAGAATGGCGAGGGTAAGCTAATGGCCGGAGAGATAGCAGCAGGCGCATCTGTGCTGCAAGGTGTTGTCGGTTACAAAGGCAACCGTCAAGCCGCTAGATATGCACAACAGGTTGCAGAACGCGATGCAGAGGTGGCGAAAAACGAAGCTGTCTTGCTTGCACGCGCCAAGCGCGATGAAGAAGCAAGGGCAAGAAAACGTGGTGAGCAAACCATTGGTACAGCAAGGGTAGCCGTTGCCACATCTGGTGTGCAGCTTAGTGGTTCGCCATTAAGTGCATTGGCAGAGATTTATTTTGGTATCGAAGACACGGCGTCACGCATTCAGTATGCAAGCAGCATTGAACAAACAAGGAAAGAAGCTGAAGTCGAGTCAATTTTGCTTTCGGGTGAGGCGCGTAAAACAGGTTATCAACAGGCTGCAATCGGTTCACTGCTTAGTGGCGCAACACAAGCCTACTCAGGATATACGGAGGCTAACGGCTAATGCCTAAGATTCCAACATACAATCAAGGCCAACAAGTTCCGCTGGCTACAGGCCAGCTTGGGCCAAGACTGTCAGGTGCCGGGCTTGAGCAGGGCATGTTGGCAGGCGTTAGAACAACTCAACAAGCGCTGGGGGCTGTAGCTGATATAGCCACTGCGTTTGAAAAGCGCCGCCAGAATGAATTGCAAGAAGACTTTATAGCTAATTCAGCAAATGAACTGCGTGAAAACTTGTCTACTTTGAGGCAACGGACAAACCCGCAAACCGTAGAGGAGTGGAACAAACTCTACGAAGATACGATTACAGAGTTTAAGAACAACTTAGATACCCCGGCAATAAGCAAATCACGCCTGCAAAGCGCTATGCGTAAGCTAGATGGTGTGGGGCAGCTGTATAAGCTTCAAGGCATTAAAGACACATTTGATATTGAGCAGACAAACAAAGCTGTGACAGCGGCAAAGGGGCTAGACCAAACTACCTCAGAGTATGTTTCTGGCCTTGTATCTAGAAATGATGCTTTGTTGGCACATGCTGAAGCTTATGACTTTGCAACACGCAGTGGCTTTAATGACAAGCTTCCTACGACAGAAGAATTTGCGTTTGCTTTAGACACGCAGCTTCTTGTTTCAATGGCTAATGACCCAAATGCGACCTACCAAGAATTACAGCAAAAAATATCAGAAATTGAGGCTGGCGGTTCTTCAACGGTAGATGAAGAAGGGCGCGAGGTTCTGTCTTTAAATGAATACTCTACATATCTTCCTTCAGAGCGCGATAAACTAATTAGCATTCTGGAAAGCCGCACCAACAAGATGGCTACAGAAGAAACATATGAGTCGATAGCACGTTCAGATGATGCCATGGCTTCTATGGGTATGGCCCAAACAGACGAAGACTACGCAGAAGCAAAAGGCGCTGCTATGGCTGAAGTGGAAACACTGCGGTCATTGTCTCAGCCAGCTAAAGCAAATCTGTTGCTATCGAAGATAAACGCTTTGGATTCTGCGCAATTTCTTTACACGCCAAGTGTTGCATTTTCGTCAGCTGAAGACCGCGCAGATTTAGTCACAGAGAAGCGCGAGGAACTGCTGGCTAATATGAATACAGAAAATGCCGCAGAGACAGCCGCCGCGCTAGAGGCGCTGAACAAAACTGAAGCTACTGTAAACAAACTAATCGCTGAAGACCCAGCGCAGTTTGTTGCAAATGTCTTCCAAAGAGCCAATGGCCGCGCACCGACAGCATCAGAAATTGTTCAAAAACAAATAGATATGGGCTTGTCTGGCACGCAGGTTGCGCCGTTTACAAACGAGGCATTTACATCTTTGCTTGAAGGCACAGCTGAACTAGATGCGCAGACTACATACAAGGAGTTTTCTCGCTTCTTTGCAGGATTCAGAGGACAAGCCGAAAACTTTGCCACAGGCAGAGCGATGCGCCTTGGCATGACGCCAGCTATGAACATTGCCCTATCTCGTAACGGCGACCCTGACTCTATGGAATTGCTGACTGCTGAAAAGCAGGACATGAAAGAGATAACTGCTGGGCTGGATGTGTTCAATGTCAAGAAGGGCGATGTGGCCCGCGCAGTTTACGAAAGAACAGCTGAGTTTAAACGCAGTATTATTGGCGACATAGATGAGGGGCGCATTGGACTAACCGCAACCCCTGCGCGTATTGCATCTGTAAACGGATTTGAACAGGCTGTGCTAAAGCTTGCGCTGGTAAAAGCCTCGCGTGGCATGGATATTGATGAAGCCGCAGATAGTGCCGCCAAGGTTATTACAAGCCAGTACAACTTTAGACGTTCCGGCTCGGCCACAATGCGGGTGCCTGCGGAGTACGATGAGGTTACAGCAGATGGCTTCTTGCGCCAGTTAGACGCAAAGTTAAGAGACCCTGCATTTACCGCTCTGATTGCATTCCCCGGCTCTGACTTAGAACGTGAGGCGTTTATTCAAGATTTGCGTAATGGCAAGGGTGGCTTTGTAACTAACGACACAGATGATGGCGTATATCTTGTTGATGAGTTTGAGAACCCTGTGGTTCTTTCTACAAATAAGTTAGGCGAACCAGTAGAAACAAGGGCTGAGTTTTCTTTTGATGAACTTATGCAAGAGTCCATTTCAATTAGAAAGCAAAAGCAAGTTACAGCAGAGTCTGCAACAGATATGTTTGCCGAAGCGCGTAGATTGCGCGAACAGATTGTTACAGGTTTGGACCTGAACGTAATTAGGCGCGAACAGGGCGAAGAAGCTTACCAAGAACAGCTTAAAGAAAATAAGCGGCTTGCTGAAAGAGAGGCCCAGCTGACTGACCAAGCAAATGCAATGTTGCGCGAGATGAACCGTGACTAAATTATACATCCCGCCCCAAGCAACCGATGAGAACCTACGCCGCGACTACTTTAGTTATTCAAAAGTAGGCACGTTAGATATTCTTGGGGCAACATTTCAGCAGGCCATGTACGAAAACCCTATGTCTTCAGCAATACGTTCTGCTGAATTGGCATTTAAAGGAGGTTCCGGCCGCAAGCTAACAGCAGAGGAATACAAAACCAGCGATTTTTTTCGGCCGGGTATAGAGGTAACTCAAGAAGGCATTTACGAGTCAAAGGCTTCTATGCTTGCAGAGCGTTACGATGACCGTGAAGCGCGTAAGCTAACACTAAGCAGAACGAGAGGCGGCTTTGGTTTGGCAGCGGGGCAGTTTGGTACGGCGCTTGTGGCGTCTGCTTTGGACCCGATTAACATTGCCTCAGCGTTTATCCCTACAATGGCAGCGGCTAGGTTTGCCAAAACAGCTACAATGGCTACAAAGCTAGGTAAGGCTGGCACATTTCGTAGAGGGGCTACTGAAGGCGCAATAGGTGCCGTGGCTGTAGAGCCTATTGTATATGGCACTGCGCGGTATGAACAAAACAACGATTATACGGTAACAGACTCATTAATGAATGTTGTGTTCGGCACAACACTGGGTGGTGGGTTGCATTATGGCGCGGCCAAAGTAGGCGATGCTTTAAAGCGTGCAGGCCACAAACAGCGTGTAGCGCTTGCAAGAACTGCTATCGCGCAGACTGTTGAAGGCAAGCAGGTAGATACAAACCTCGCTATCAAAGCCGACCCTGTTATGCGGAATGACCCTGACATTCGTGGTGAAAATGCCGTGCCTGAAAATGCACGCGCTGTGCCGCTAATTGACAGACACAGGAGGGGCAACAAGCTTCCGCGCATTCTTGAGCCTACAAAAGCTTCAGTGAAGCCACTCAAGACACTATCAAAGTTTGTTCGAGATGCTGGCGGTATTAAAGCAGACGACCCACTTGTAGGTGATGTGGCGCAGGCTGCGGGTGATGCAGCTGGCAAAACTAAAAAAGCCAAACAGATGCAGCTTATCGCATCAAAACCTCGCCGCAGAAAAGGCATGGTTGGGCCAGAACCTAAGAG